CACACCCCGTTTACGCTGACGCTCGGCGATCAGTCAAAACAGGAGTTTGGCCGGGGGCGGCATAACGTACCGGAAGAGGTCGCGTCTCACTGGTTCACCCAGGCGCACTCTGAGCTTTCCGAAAGCGTGATTAGCGACACCGATGATCTGCAACCCATTATCGACAGCCTGCAAGCGCAGATTGCCGACAAAGATAAGCAGATTGTCGATAAAGATCAGCTGATTGCCGATCTGAAAGAAGCGCTGCTCAAGCTGCAAGAGCAGAAAGACAGCCTGCAAGCGCAGATTGCTGCCGCCCAGACTGGCGGTAATGGGGCGAAAGATGCCAAAGAATCAAAGCCTGCCAACAGTAAGTGATTTTCGGCGCGACTTTCCACAGTTTGCTGACCCTGCCAAATATCCCGAAGCACAAATCCAGTTTCGTCTGAATCTGGCTGATGTGCTGCTGAGCGAAAACGTCACCGGCAAAGAGTTGTTTCTGTACTTTGTCGAGTTGTTCGTGGCTCACTACATGACGCTCTGGGCGGCAGATAGCCGGGCAATGCTCGTCGGCGGCCCGGGTGGCTCAACCAATGGTGTTCAGTCCTCCAAGTCCGTTGACAAGGTAAGCGTCAGCTATGACACCAGCGCGACGCTAAACCCTGACGCAGGCTTCTGGAATAACACCCGATATGGCGCTGAATTTTATCAGCTGATCACGATGTTCGGTGCGGGCGGTCGCCAGCTATGAGTTTCAAAAGTGGTGTAACAACGAGGGTTGATAACGCTCAGGCCATTCTGGATGCGCTCCGGTCGCTAACCAAAAAGGATGTGCTGGTGGGCATCCCGGAAGAAGACAGCGAGCGTGAGGATGTTCCGTTTGGTAATGCCGGGATCGGTTACGTCAACGAATACGGCTCACCAGCGCAAAACATCCCCCCACGCCCGCACCTGATCCCCGGCGTTAAATCCGTAGAGGAACAGACGGTGCCGCAGCTCAAAGCAGCGGCGCAGGCTGCGCTTGATGGAAATGCGGCGGGTGCGGAAAGAGCGCTTAACCGCGCCGGAACGCTGGCCGCGAATGGCGTCAGGCGTTACATGACCATTACCGGCTTTACACCGCTTGCTGATAGCACCGTTGAAGCCCGCGCGCGTCGAGGGCGCAAAGGGGCGAAAGCTGAGTTAGCACGCAGATCGGCAGACGGAAAGCTTAATGCTATCAACCCAGATTCTGGTCAATTGATAAGCAATGAGAATGTAAGGCCGTTGATTGATACCGGACAGTACCGCAGAGCCATTACCCATATTGTGAGGGATAAAGATGCCGAATCTTGATGTGACGGACGTACTTTTTGACCCCGATTTTTGCGACTTCAACCTGTGGGTAACGCGTCGCGCGCAAACGGTGGACGAGGACGGGATCGGCAGCGACAGCGAAGTTAAAACGCAGTTTGCCGGAGTTGTTACCGTTGACCGCTCTCTCGAAAACCGACGTATGCAGTCCGGCCAGGTTATCAGTGGCGCGATTCTCATCGTGACAACTGAGCGGCTGACGCAGGGGCAGACTGGCCGTGACGCCGATATCGTGACGTACCAGAACCGTGATTATCGTGTGACATTCGTTGACCCGTACACGGCTTACGGTGCTGGCTTCGTCCAGGCACATTGCGAATTACTGCCGTTTGATGGGGGAACTCCCGTTGAGCAATAACACCAGCACAGAGCGCGGCTGGCTGACAC